GCCGCTTGACGGCGCCGCTTGACGCGGGGAAGCGGCTGGAAGCGGATGTGCGGCAGATTCTCCAGCGCGATGCTCATCGCGATCAGATGGAGAGTTTCCGCAATTCCTACGCCGCGCATGCACAAAACTTCGCGCGCGAGCATCAGGATTTCGGCCAGGCTTATCATCATTTCATTCAGTCGATCGCCGGCGAGCTACAGGATGCCGGCTGGACCGATCCTGGCGTCGTGGCGCAAGAAATCCAGCGCATGGAGGCGGCGATTGCCTCGAAGGCGATGCGGGACGGCGTCAACCCGGCGGAGCGCATCTATGCCGTCGCCAAGCGGAGAGGCTATCAGGCGACCAATGGCGCTCAGCAGCCGGGCGCCGGCGATGGGAAGCAGCATGTCGAGACATTGCAGCGCGGCCAGCAGGCGGCAGCCTCGACAGCGCGGGCCGGCAACGCGCCGCCGGCCAATCTGACGCTGAACAAGCTGTTGGAGATGGATGACCACGACTTCGCCGAGATCGCGACCAATCCGCGCAAGTGGCGGCAGATCATGGGCGGCTGAGGACTGGTATACCGCACGATAATATTGTAAAACCGTCTACCGCCTGTCTTCCGCGATAGCGAGGGCCGTCGGCCGGGACGTTAAGCCGGTATTCGCCGCGCTCCTGCGACAAGGGAGCGGATCGCATGCACGCCAGCGACATGGCGGCACATCCGCAACTTTCTTTGATCAAAGGAGACACCGTTTTATGGCAGGCACATCTTATGGGGTTGATTAATTAGCCCCATGCGCAGTAAGATGGCATATGGTCAAAACGTGCGCTCGATGCGGGATCGTTGCCGAGATGGGCAAGGGGTCTCGTTGCTACTGTCAGCCCTGCACTCTGGAATATCAGCGCGAGTATCGCGCGGCGAACAAGGAGCGGCTGAAAGAGTACTGGCGTCTGAAGAATTTGCGCGACCGCGAAAATCCAGCGTGGACCACGAAAGAGCGAAAGCGTGGCCGCGATTACTGGCAGAAGGTCAGGCACGAAGCGATCATGGCGTATGGCGGGTATATTTGCGCTTGTTGTGGCGAGACGGAACCGAGGTTTCTGACCCTGGATCACATGAACAACGACGGTGCCAATCACCGGCGTTCGCTTGGGTGGACAATCAGCAACGGACGAGGCTGCGGCGGTGCCATGCTGAATCATCTGAGACACACCGGGTATCCGCCCGGCTATCAGATTCTCTGCATGAACTGCAATTTCGGGAAGGCTCACAACGGCGGCGTTTGCCCACATATTACGGCGCATGCAAACCGCGTGAACTCAGGGGAAGCCCAGACCGGGTAATCCTGAACCGAGCCCAGCAATGGGAAGGCGCAACGACTATCCCTTCGGGGAGTACGGCCAAGCGGCCGGAAGCGCGCGGGGTCCTTCATCGGGACCATGATATAGTCTGCTCTGCATGGGAACATGCAGCAGCCCGCAAGGGCGGTCGGGAAAGTAGCGAATCCCGGCGAACGCAAGGCAACAACGCCCTCGCCGTGAAGGCCTGGGCAAAGAAGCTGTTCGTCGAGGCGCTCAAGCAAACCCGATACGAGCAGTTCAAGGGCACCACCGGGACCGACAGCCTGATCACCCTGAAGACCGAGACCTCGAAGGGTCCGGGCGACCGCGTCACCATCGGGCTGCGCATGCAGCTCGTCGGCACCGGCGTGCAGGGCGATGCGACGCTGGAGGGCCAGGAAGAGGCGCTCATCACCTATTCCGACAATCTCTTCATCGATCAGCTTCGTCACGCCGTGCGGTCGAGCGGCAAGATGTCGGAGCAGCGCGTGCCGTTCGAGGTCCGCGACGAGGCGCGAGCGGGCTTGCAAGACTGGTGGGCCGACCGCATCGATTGCTCGATGTTCAACCAGATCGCCGGCGCGACGACGCAGCAGACACAGGCGAACGCGACGCAGAGCACCTCGATCTCGACGGCGTTCTCGGGCAACCAGGCGGCCATCGCGCCGACCGCTACGACCAACCTGATCATCTGCGACCAGAACGGCGGCAACACCACCGAGGCATCCCTCTCGGCGACCTTCATCATGAACCTGAAGGATGTCGACCGGGTCGTCGCCAAGGCGAAGACGGCGACGCCGGCGATCCGGCCACTGACGGTGAACGGGGACAAGATGTACGTCCTCTTCATCCACCCGAATCAGACGTACCAGTTTCGCACCAATACCAACACGGGGCAGTGGATCGACATTCAGAAGGCGGTGCTGACCGGCGGCCGGATCGCCGATAACCCGATCATCACCGGGCTCATCGGCGTCTACAACAATTGCGTCCTCGTCGAGGATGCGCGTGTGCCCTACGTCGCGTCTTCGGTGACCTCGTCGACCAACTACCGCCGCGGCATCTTCTGCGGCGCCCAGGCGGCGGCGATCGGCTTCGGGCGAGGGGGAGGCGCCGACAACATGTCATGGGTCGAGGAGCTTTTCGACTACGGCAATCAGCTCGGCGTCATGGCCGGGGCGATTTTCGGCATCAAGAAGCTGGTCTTCAACTCGGCCGACTTCGGGACGATCGTGATGTCGTCCTACGCGCCGGCATTGTAAGGAGGACCGCACATGGCGCTCTCGACCTCGACCAACTACAATCTCGGCAACATCAAGGCTGTTCACATCGGCAACATGTCGGTCTCCGGCAGCGCCGTGGTTCCCGCCACGGCGATCGCGCCATCGGTCGGCGATATCGTGCTCCTGGCGAAAATTCCGCACGGCGCCGTGGTCGTCGATTTCTTCGAGGACCATACCTGTGCCGACACCGCGGGCCTCGATTTCGGCTTCAATACCGGGATCGTCGCCGGCGGCACCGGCAATCTCTCGGCCCTCATCGCCGCCGGCGCCAAGTCGACATTCAATCGCCGCAACGTCGTCACCGCAGGCAATGGCGGCCAGGGGATCACCATCTCGCTGTCCGATCTCGACCCGAACCGCTTCGCCCAATTGACGGCGAAGGTGGCCTCGGGCTCGCTGACCTCGCAGGTCACCATCAATTGGACCTGCATCTATCGGCTGGACGGGCTACCGGGCTAAGTATCCGATGTGGTAGGCTTCGCGGCGGTAACCACCGCGAGGTCTACTCGGGCTGTCTTCTCCAGGCCCTCCGCGAGGAGGCAGCCCGCTTTTCGGGGGCGTGATGAGCGAGCTTTTCGAGCAGGCCAAGGCGCATATCCACCGCAGCGAGTGGGAGCCGGCGATCGCGCTGCTGTCGCGCCATCTCAATACCAATTTCGACGACGACATCGCTCTCTGGTCGCTCGCCTCGTGCCTGATCGAGACCGGCCGGCAGGGCATCGCGGCGGCGCTGCTGCACCAGGCGCTCGCGGTGCGCAAGCAGAAGGGCGGCGGCATCTTCACCGACGCGCTCGCCAGCCTCGGTGCCGCCTATTTCACCATGGGCGACATCGAGCGCGCCGAAGGGCTCTATGATGCGGCGCTGAAGCATGAGCGGCATGAGCCCTCGCGCGCCGATCTCTTCGCCAATCTCGGCAAATGCTGCACCAACACCGGCGATCCGGTGCGGGCATTGCATTTCCTCAAGCAGGCGATGGCGATCCGGCCGGACCATGACGGCGCATTGTTCAGCAGCCACTTCGCGCATCTCTCGCTCGGACACTGGCGCGAGGGCTGGACGGCAGCCGAGACGCGCTTTCTGCCGACCGTGGAGCAGACGCAGCGCCGCATCTACCGCGGGCTGCCGGAATGGGACGGCAGCCATGGCAAGACGGTGATCGTCTGGGGCGAGCAGGGCATCGGCGACGAGATCCTGTTCGCCTCTTGCATCCCGGACCTCGTCGAGCGTTCGGCACACGTCATCATCGATTGCCATCCCAGGCTTGAGGCGCTGTTCCGGCGCTCGTTCCAGCACTGCACGGTGCACGGCACGCGCAAGGTGCTGTCGTCGCTCGAATGGCTCGATCATGTCGAGCCGGACTGCTCGATCTCGATCGCCTCGCTGCCGAAGTTCTTCCGCAACAGGGACGAGGATTTTCCGGGGACGCCGTATCTGATG